TAAATACTTTTTCAATTGAATAATGTCTTTGAGACATCATTTGGAAACATCTACCTAAATGTTCTAATGCAGGTTCTACAATACTTCCCATCCATGCTTTAAGTCTTCTTGTTCCAAATTCATCATTTGCAAGTAATCCTCTATAAGTCTCAGGTTGTTCTTGCGTGAATCCCATCATCGCAGAAGGTACTCCACTAATATATTCTGCATCTGCCTTGCCTTCTTGAACTACGGAATAAAATGCATTATTAATTGGAGCAGGAAGAACAGGAGTAGGAGCTGTAAATCCTTGACGATATTTCAGTAATGCACCAGGCGAAGATGAATACTGTTCCCATTCTTCTTCTGGGACAGAACCTTCTTCGTACATCCATCTTAGATTAGATGCTAGGTTTGCATTATGTAACATAATCTGATGAGCTTTATTTATTTCTTGTTGTTTTCCAATCAAAGGAACAACTGCACTCATTGGATATGGAGTTCCACTATACATATAAGAAATTGGTATAATAGGATACTCTTTAATTCCGGGTATTACATATTCATATAAGAATACATCATCACCAACTGTACAAGTTAATACGATTCTATTCTCATGAAACTTTATTGCATCAACGATATTCTTTTTTGCATCACTCTTAATCAATAATTGATAATCAGATTCACTCATTATTTGCTGAGTAATTGTAGTCGCAGCTTCTTGAGCTTCTGACATCAATTGAATCCTTTGTTCCTCTATTGCCTGAGCAGCCATCTTTTGAGCTTTCTCTAATTCTAACTTTGCTCTCTCAGGTATCATTTCTCCAGCTTCTACTGATTGTTGTAATTGTAATTCTTTTTCAATTATTCCTACCTCAACTTCTTTTTGAAACTCTTGAAGTTTTTCTTCTACTTGTTGTTTTATTAAATCTAATTCAGCAGGACTAGGTTTTACTCTTATATATACATTACGATAAGGAAATTTTTTCTTAGAATATGTTTCATAGTATGCTACAATATCATCATCTTCAGCTTCAAGATTAACTCCCATAGTAATATCTTCTGGTTGAATCGTATATGATTCTTCTGTATCTCTTTGTGAATAAGATACAACTTCATTACTACGAGAAACTTTTTTAATCTTAACTGCATGTTCTGGTAACATATTTATTAAACTAGAACGAGAAAGATTCTTTCTAATTGTTATAAATGTAGCATCTCTAAATAGAAAATCTCTACTTGCAGGGTCTACATAAACATCATAAGGGTCAATTCTCTTAAAGACCACTTCTCCTAATCCATTGTCTTCATCTCTATCTACATCTACTAGAAAGTATCCAATACCTTTTGTAAGACTATCTAATACTACTTGACTATATAATGATTTACCATTTGATAAATACCAACAATAATCTGCTATATCAGAATGGACTTGAGCCGATTCTACATCATCGCCAGTAGCTCCTACAGCTTTCCATCTTGGATTATTAGCCGTAACAAAGTATTTCATAATTTCTACAATAGGAGTTACCCTATTAATAGTGAATGTTGGCATGCCAGCTTCTTCTAAAGAATCAACCTCTGCTTTTGATAATTGTTCATTTAAATAAAAATCAAAACCTTTCTGACTAAGCGTTTGCCATCTTTGTCTATGACTGTTATTTGCTCTCTCCCAAAGTTGTTTATTGGTTTGAGCTCTTTTCTTATTTGTCATTCTTGCCATAATTACCTCTGTGTATCTCTTGCATATCTTTTTATCCAATCAGTAACATCTGTTGGTTTACCTAAAATAGGTTCAAGAAAATTCTCAGTATAATCATAATGTTGTCTTGGGTCTCTAGGAAACCGAACATCTTCATATACTTTTATTCTTTTTACATCTGAAAGAGGAAGACCTCTCTCAAATATTGTATGGAGTTTACTTCCCATTCTCTTTACTGGCCTACCATATGCATCTGTATAAAGAAGTTGTTCAACTCCAAAATGTGGGTAATCACTTGGGTCAAATCCTCGCATCCCTGCAGCGTGCTTTCTTATCGCATCAACTGTTGTTTGAACTTCCCATAAAGCTCTGTCCCTTCCAAAGTGACCACTACTTAATCTTTGAATACCAATATCTCTTGGATAACTTGCAGGCTCAGCTTTTGCAAGAGCTGACCAATATGGGTTATCTGTTCCTTTTGCAAAACCTTTATACTCTCCCCCTCCCTGCATAACAGCCCCTAATCCTTCTTTACGACCAACAATATCTTTTGGTCTTAAACCTAATCCAGTTCCTCTCCAAACAGGCATCATCGTTCCCAACATAGGAGTAGTCGCTAATAAAGATAATGCAGCATCTCCTTTTTTACCTTTTAATCCATATAAAACTGCATTAATGAAATCTGCAGGTTCTCCAGCTAATGGAATAGTTCCAAGTAAATCTAAAGCTCCATGTACTCCAAGTTCTTTTTTTGGTTGTTCTTTAGCCCATTTTCTATGTTCTTGGGCTGTCATTTCTTCTCCTAAAAGAGTTCTTGTAATATACTCATACAAACTTTTATTTTTCTTTTTCTGTTCTTTAGGAGGCATTTACTATCTTAACCACTTCTTTACAACTTCAACGAAATGCTCTGGGTCACCCTTCCCTAACTCGCTATTGTAGTATTTTTTCCAATAATCTGCTTGACCTTCTATACTACTAGGCATTTTCTTAGGAACTCTCCAATACTTTAAACGACAATGGATAATCCCAGATGCTATATTCTTTTCTAATATATCTGCCCATATTTTTTCATCATAATTTTGCCAATGTTTAATATCTACCATACTTGCATCAGCACATTTTCTCATTAATTCTGGTCTATGCTTAAGATAGTGAGCTAGATTATCTACACAGGTTGCGGGCTCTACTTGCCAGAAACTTCTAGCGGGGCCGTCTCCCATTTGTCTAATATACTCATATCGTGATTCAACAATTCCAGTAGCAAGTACTAAGTCAACTGCACTTTCACTTGCAAACTTATCTCCCATCTTTTCACAAGTATCAGATATTAATGAACGCATTTGTTTTACACTAATCATATTAAGCCACTATCCAACTTTTTGCCTTCTTCTTTGGTTTGAACCATATTTTTTTCTCCTTATCTTTCTTCATATTTGGCGGAAACGAATGTACTTGAGAGTAATAAAGGCTCTCTATTGTATCGTCATGAGCCATTTTGGGGCCAAAGGTAATGATTTCGTTAATCAAATCAAACATATTTTTCCTTAAAAAGACCGTTCCTGTACTAAAACGGGCTGAAAGACCACTATAAATACGGTTACGTTTGTTAGTTCCACCTGGTTTCTCTGGAATTACTGATATATCAAACCTATTTAATCGTCTTCTTTCATCATTTAAGGCTTGGAATATAGACCTATTCATAGCAACGTCTTCAACAGTAGAGGATATACAATTATATTTTTGATGTAATTCTAGTATATAATCTACTACACCCTTCTTTCCTATAAGTTCCCCTGTATCTGGAGATTTACTTCCAATAGTAGGTACACTTCTATGTCTTTCATATTCTAATACATATAATTCATTATTTGCGTCAATAGCAATTACCATTATTACTGAGAAGTCAGCATGCTTAGTATCTATATCTGTCGCTGGGTCACATCCTATAAATGTATTAACAGGAGTATCTTCTCCATCTTTAACAATATAACTTATTCCATCCTCATATTTATAATATCCATCCCAATATCTTGTGTGTTGTCTTGTCCATACTGCATCTTCATCACTCATTACTTCCATCATATATTCTTGGAAAAACTTTTGAGGTTGTCCAGAATCTTGATAGAATTTCTTTTTTTCTTTTAATTTCTTTTTACTAAAGAATGAAGGCCATAAAGTGGAATCATCATCAGTAATAGCTTTATATGTAATTACATTCCAAGCAAAATCTTTATTTTCTTTTTTAGCTTTCGCATGACTTGTAAGAAGATTGTTAATAAAGGAATCATAATGTACGGGAGTACCATTAACACGCAACCGACCAGTATGAGGCTCAAGCGCGGGATAAACAACAGCAGTGACAAGGTTCGCATTTTTATCTCTTGCTTCTCTTGTAATTGTATTTGCTTCATGTTCAAAGTCATCCAATACTATCAAATCATATCTTTTATGTAGTTTTGCTCCACCACGAATACCAGATACATTTGATTTACTAATCAATTTACATCCATTTGTCAATTCTACATCTTCCTCTGTCCACTTAGACCCTCTCATACT